CCCTTAGGGTCTCTTTCTGAAGCGTGTTCAACGCTTCTCATTGCCTCTTTGAGGTGTAAACCAAAGGAGAGGTAATGGAAAAGATCGTCTGGTTCCTACTGATAATCATCGCGGTTATCGCTTTGTTTATCGTCGTACTTAACCGTGCGACCTTGGGGGTAGCATGATCTCGCGATCATTGATGACATGGGTCATCGACTTCCTTAAGGAAGGAATTCTGCTGTTGCTGCTCTCGCGAGCGGAAAAGAAGCAACGTGCAGCCGACCGCGTCCGATCCCGGGAGGGATTGTGACTGTCGGGAGCTATAGCGACAACCACTCGACGTTTAATTCGGCGAGCGGTTCGTGGCTTGGCTCTAAGGTCAGCAAGTCTTGGTCTGGAGCCGACCGGCCTTTGGCCGCGAAAGTTCCTAAAGAGACTTACTATATCTACCGAGAAGTCTGGGATCCTAAGAAGCGCTCTTTTGTGCTTCGTAAGATCAAAATCGTGAAGGCCGGCTATCGTCCCAAAAGGACGAAAAGCCGCGACCCTCATGCTTATAGCATGACTTACCTACGCCTTGAGCAAGGCCCGGTGTCATGGCCAGACGGGCGGATCTTTCCTGATATGTGGCTACTGTCTCCTGGCAGTTGGTCGAACTCGGAGGGTTTGCTGGATTCGAATGATCAGATAAAACTGGTCTCGAAAATTGTAGATCAGCTCAGAGGCTCGGACTTTAATATGTCCGTGTTTCTCGGAGAGAGCCATCAGACTCTTAGTCTGTTGGCTGACTCTGCAATCCGAATAAGGAAAGCGGTGACTCATTGTCGCCGTCTTGATCTGTTCGGAGCTGCTCGGTCTATCTTCGAAGGCACTTCGCGGAAGCCTTTACCGCAGCATGATTGGACAAAAAACCGTCCTTTCGTGCCTAGTGCCAAAAACGCATCTTCGCTGTGGCTCGAGCTACAGTACGGGTGGGTTCCGCTTTTGAAAGACGCGGAAGGTGCTGCGCAATCTTTATCGCATGCACTTAATGCTCCGTTCCTGAAGCGCTATCGTGCTAAAGTGCGGAAAGAGGAAAACGTTAATCAATCTCGCCCCTTCTTGGGACAAGGTATGGTTGGTAGTTTTCTCGGGTCCAAAAAACACGAGAGATCTATTATAGCGTATATCCGGGAGAATCCGCCATCTCTGGCGGCTCAACTGGGTCTTCTAGATCCCGAGCTGGTTGCTTGGGAGCTACTCCCGTTCTCTTTCGTTGCCGATTGGTTTATTCCGATCGGACAATACATGGAGACGAGAGCTCAAGCCAGTCGTTTGACTGGCACTTTCATTACCTCTGACAAGCGTGAAGGCGCAGTTTTGAACCCGAAAATTTCGGGACCTTCTGGTACTTTCGCCAATGGCACCAAGTATCGTCAGATTCTTTTCAGCCGTTCGATCAGTAGCTCTTTGAGTGTCCCGATGCCGAACTTCAAGCCGCTGAGTAAGGCTGCCTCCTGGCAGCACTGCGCAAACGCTGTAGCTTTGGTAACTGGCCTCTTCTCTGGTCGACGTTCAGTCAGCTGAGACAAGGTCCGTGCCTTCCACGGTTTCATAAAGTCCTTAAGGACTATTTGGAGAAATCTCTATGGCCGCACAGGCTAACATTACCGTCTTTGACGGTGCCGCTACCCCCGTTTCGCACACATTCGTGGGCGAAGAGGTTGCACGTACGGTGGATGGTCTCGTTACTGCGAAGTACAAGGAAACGTCTCTGACGCTCCCCGACTACGCATGCAACCGGATCACCATCAACAAGCGCAAGCTCAAGAATGGGATCAGTCGGATCGAGACTCGCGTGGAAATCCCCGTTATGGAGGCTGTCAACGCGCAGAACTCTTCCGGTTACACGGCGCCACCCAAGGTGGCGCACGTGGTGACGATGAGCCTTGTGGCTCTTGTTCACGAACGATCGACTGAAACTGACCGCCGTTTGGCTCGTCAGATGTTGGTCAACCTCGGGAACAACATCGCCACGTCCGTCGCAGCCGCCACAAGCGGTCCTGTTTCGGACGCCGTCGACAAGTACATCCTTCCGTCGTAAGACTTGGATTGCCCTTCGGGGCCTTGTTGACCTCATGCGCCGGTTTCCGGCGTAGCGTAAGCTAATTTACTTTTAAGGGTAAACTATGAAGTGCTCAAGTCACTGGTTGGAGTATCTGCCCGCGTCTATGTCTCTTGACATTCTCCGGGATCTGGCTAGGTTGCATGCCGAACGCGCCGGTCCGTTTGAACGAGATCTTTTGGATCTTATTCGGCGGGACGATATGGTCGGTCTCTGCAATTACGAGATTAACTACGCTTTAGAGGGCCTAACTCCGCACGCTGTGAAGCATGCTCGCCAAGCTCTCGCCTTCTTCCAAAAGCTTAGACACCTTGATATTGGTGTTGATCGCGAGGAAGTTGGTTTGCGCAAGTTTCTCGAGGCCGAAGAGCTATGTAAAGATACAAATTCTCGCCTACGTATGCGTCGTGAGGGGGTCCTTTCATTCCCCTCTCGCGTTGATGCCGTTTTCCTTTCGGCACAGCGTAAAATTAGACGTGTACTCAGGGACGTTCCGTCCTTAGAGGATTTGCCTTTACGCTTCGGTCCTGGCTCGACGCGAAAAACGCGTAAAGCCGATGCCTCTATTCGGCGCAAATGCGCAGAAGGCATCACCTGTAGTGAAGAGCTCTTTCCGCTTGTAAAGGCGATATTGAGAGAGCTGCCCCACTTTTGCTCTGAAAACGCCGACCTTTCTTGGGTCGACGAAGAGGGTGACGAGTGGGACCGAGTGTCGGTAGAGATAACTACTTCGGCGCTTCGCTTCGTCTTCAAGAACGCAAAGTCTTATCGTCTTATCGGTATCGAGGCTCTGCTGAACTTAATGTATCAGCTTGGCTACGGTTCCGAGATAGCGCACAGGCTTGCCGCGTTCGGTGTGGACATCCGAGATCAGACGCTTAACCAACGTCGGGCCTTGGAAGGATCCTTAACCGGAGCTTTAGCAACTCTGGACCTTAGTTCTGCTTCGGACACGGTCTCGAAAGAGATCGTTTACGAGCTTCTTCCTCTTGACTGGGCCCACGTGCTTGCACGTGGTCGTTCAGCGAAGATCGAGCTGCCGTCCGGCAGTATCGTTACTCAAGAGAAGTTCTCCGCAATGGGGAACGGTTACACATTTCCTTTAGAGACCCTTATTTTCTGGGCTCTAGCATCTAGCTGTTGCAAAAACGACAGCGATTGCAGCGTATACGGCGATGATATCGTCGTACCCTCCGATCGAGCTTCGCTCGTGATGGAGGTTCTACATTACGCAGGATTTGTTGTTAACAAGGAGAAGTCCTATACTTCCGGTCCTTTCCGGGAGTCTTGTGGTAAGGACTATTTTGAAGGCATCGACGTCCGTCCGTTCTATCAGAAGGAATGGATATCCGGACAAACCCTTTTCGTGCTGCACAATTGGTACGTGCGTCACGGGGACGATGATCTAGCAGAATACGTGATGAAGTTCATTCATCCATCGCTGATCATTCGTGGGCCTGATGGATTTGGCGATGGCCACCTTCTTGGTGATCACGACCTTTTCCGGAAAACTTCCGCTCAAACACGGAACGGCTATTCGGGTTACTTCTTTGAATCGTTCACGACTAAGTCGCGAAAAGAGGTCCGAAAGGATCTCCAAACGACTCGTGGCGATTTTCCTGCATCCCTCTACACAGTCTATGTGCGGGGTGAAGGGGGCGAGCTCCCACAAGGAGCTCCGGTTCAGAACTCCGGTTCTGAATTTTCCTTCCTTTCTGCTATTGAGTCTAGGCTCATAGCTTCAGGTACTCCCGTTTCTGACGATCCGCAAGGATTGAAAGCCTGGGACCTCCCAGGTTTTGACGGGTACAAGAAGATAAAGATCTACAAACTCAGGAGTTAAACCTCCACGGCACACATTTGTGTGTTGCCGAAAGGCTGGGTGGCCAAATTGGCTATAATCAAG